CCTCTCCTTTCTAGAGATCATCGGGCCGCAGCGCGTATTTGAACAGGAATTGCGCCCGCAGCGCCCCATATAGCGAACGCATCCAACCGAAGTCCGTTTGACATCCGAGATAGCGGATCGCGCCATTCCCGAAGCGACCGGTCTTGACGATGTTTTGATTTAGCTCGATATCAGTCAGTACACGCTTAAGCAGCTCCCGCCGCAGAGTCGTAAGATCGGAACCGACCTCATCGGTTTGTTGTCCGATGATGATTTCCGGTGTCATGTGAACCATCGTCGGTCGATTCGGCGGACGCATAGACAGATCACTCGCGTCCTGAGTTTCTTCATCGCCATCGAATACGATCGCAGCCGGCAATAGATCTTCGGGAAGTTCGACGTTGTTGCGCTGCGCCGAACGGATATTAGGAATGGTGGCGACGACCACGAGCAAACGCGCAAGTATGTCCTCGCGAATATCGGTCATGGAGCTGCCTTGAGCAAAAATCTTACCTCGCCAAGATCTTCGCCATTGGGATTACCGCGGATTTCATATGAGCGCACAATCCAATCGCGGCCATTGAACGTTAGCGATGCACCTTCATAGTTCGTGCGCATGATCCCTTTCGCCGTCAGTTCTGGAATACGGGCAAAGGCGCCAGGTCCAATGCTCCGCGTTTCAAGGGTATTGCTAATCTGGGTCTTCGAGCGAGTATCGTCGATCACGGTGATATTGACGGCACTCATCGCCGCGGCGACGAGTGTCGCCGGCACACCGAGCTCGCCATAAACTGGATCATAAAGCAGCGCGCCATAATCATGCGACATAGAAGCGCCGATAAGCTTCAATGAGATCGGTCACTGATGCCGTGAGATGTTGGCCGGTCGAACCAGCCGCGAATGACGGCGAGACATAGGTGATGCGGGTATCACCGTGTTGGACTTCGCGAATCGTCGGGTCGCGGGTACCAGATTGGCGACCTTGGTTTACTGCTTCGATAATCGCGCGCTGTAATCTCACCGGACTCTGTTCAGGAAGATCGTAACCGCCGGAATAAGTCACGGTGATTGGATTGGGCCCGAAACCATAGAATTGCCAAGCACCATAGATGTATTGATTGGCTGGTAACCATAACCGGCCACTCGCTGGATCGAAATTGTAATCGGTTGTTGATGTGCCTGAGATCGAGACATCGGTTATGCTGACCACTGGATAAAGCGACAAGACCAATGCTTCGCGTCTGCGCACGCTCTCGCCAGGATCAAGCGTGAAGGTCTCTTTTGCCGAAAGAGCTAATCCGAAACGCCGATCGCAATATTCCGCAATAATCCGTGACTGAAAAGTGATCGCGGCTTGCAATTCGGTATCTTGGGTCGTGTCAGTGATACCGAGCGCGAGTTTTAGATCGGCAAGACTGATTAGATCAGGCCCGGCACTGGCAGGATCTTCGGTGAGAATTTCCAAGGTCGAATGCATTACTTAAACCTGACGATTTCGGCTGCACGTTTCTCATCAGAGCGAGCATCGCGGCCATCGCTGCCGCGCTTTACGGCAAGGCGCCACTCATCCGACTTGCCGGGCTTGGCTGTAGTCGTGGTCTGCGCGATGAAAAATGATCCGCCGAGCGTCACGCCATCACCGGAAACATAAGTAGTGCTGTCTTTCCAAACGCCGGCATCAAGCACAATGGCAGTTTTAATCTCATGCACTGCATCGCCAATGGCCCAGCACAATGTCCGCCCACCATCGGGCGTCGTTAACTTTCCAGTCTTCAATATTCGATCAATCTGCTCGATGACGTATTCTTGCAAATGAGTTAGATCACTGGCATTGCGTCCGGGCTCACCTTTGGGACCGCGCTCGCCCTTGATACCGATCTCGCCGGGCGGTCCGCGTTCTCCTCGTGGCCCAGGGATACGCGCCAATGCGCGGACTTCCGCGAGAGCGCGCTGGCATAAAGCCAAGCAGACACCGATTGCTTCATTGAATGTGTATTGTGGGCCTGGGATAGTCGGATTTTCGCTCATGCCCCTTGCCCTATGCTGCCATCAGGAATGTGATCACTGCGGCCTCATCATCATCATGCCGACCAATGGCACTGCCGTTCAATTGTAGGCTAATAGTGCCCAAGGCATTGCCACGCGTACCGGTAATGCATTTGCTCTCGATCGATAAGCCTTTGAAAGCACCTGCAGCGATGGCAGTCGTGCCGATTACACCTGTCGCTGCACCGACAATTCTCGGAAGGCTTGTGAGACCATGGCCAACAATACCAACCGTGCCAATTGCCTCGCCCCCGAGCTCAGGCAATATGCCATAACCATAACCGATGATGACACGCGGGCGAGGCCGTGGATAATAAACACCGCCGCCGACAGGCAATTCAATGGAGATGACTTCGGCTTCGGTGCTGTCTTTGGCGCCTTCGATCGGACCGCCGTCTGCCGTCCAGTAATTGGAATCGGCAGTGACGAGAGTCGAATCCGCAGTCCAAACGCTACCGATTGGCTCATAAATATCGGCGAATAGAACATTAGCATTGATTGCGGCATAGATCGCTTCCGTGGCGCCGACGAGCGGGCCACCATCGGCGGTATACACAATGGAATCGGCGGTGACCGCAATCGAGTCGGCGGTCCATGCCGGATTAATCGGTTCATAGAGATCAACATTAAAAACTGTCATCTATTTGGAACGTGAGTTTCGTTTTAGACGATCCCGTAAAGCGAGGCGGTGCCGGAAGTGGATGCAACCCACTTGGTCCCGTCCCATCGCCATGTCGTACCGGCGATATATCAGTACAGTTCCTTAACAATGATGATGCCCGCAGCGCCGTTGCCGCCACCGAAACCGCTAGTGCCCCCAGCTAACCCAGCTCCACCGCTGCCAACAGCATAAGAATAAGTTGCAGCAGGAGAATTGATAACAGCGAAGACTGTTGCGCCAGCACCACCGCCTAAACCAGGCGGCAAAGTTTGACCAGAACTAGGTGCCCCACCGCCTCCACCGCCCCCAGAATTGGAAGGAGCATTACCGCCCGCCACTCCATAACCACCAGCACCAGTGCCTCCCATAGTAGAATTGCCGCCAGTACCACCAGAGCCAGAGTAATTAGCAGAAAGTGAGCCGCTTCCTCCATTTCCGGTACCACCCGCTTGCGACCATATTGGTGTGCCTGAACCGGAAACCGTGCCGCCTGCACCGCCGAAAGCATTGACATTGCCTGAGCCACCTGCTCCACCTCCAGCCGAAAATAATGGGCCAGCGCCAAAGGTCGTAGCTCCTCCCGAAGTTGCAACCGCACCATTATTTGCTCCACCACCGCCTCCACCACCACCAACCAACGTCACCTCGATTTGCCGAACACCAACCGGTGTCGTGTACGTACCGCTGCCTGAGAGAAAGGTTTGATACGTTGGCACCGGACCGTTGGCGGGCACAGAGGCGGCGACGTATTCTGTGATGATGACGAGTCCAGCACTGCCGTTGCCACCAGCAGCATTACCAGCTGCTTGCTGCACTACACCGCCAGAACCACCACTGCCATAATTTGAAGCCGCTGTACCATTAGCCGCAACTCCAAGAGCAACAGTCGGTGTACGGCCTGCACCACCAAATATAGATGAACCACCTTCACCAAAACCGGTCATAACAGCGGCTTGTCCGCCACAAGCACCAGGTGCGCCAGCAGCAACAATGTCGCCTGTTCCTGGCGTGGCTCCAGCACCGGGACCATTCAGATACGGCGATGTTGTACTCGAATTTCCACCCCCACCGCCGCCGCCATTAGCGATACATAGCGTTCCAAGCGAAGTTGCGGTGCCAGCAGTACCGTTGTTAAATCCCGCAGTAGCTCCATTGCCAGCAGCGCCGATCGTTATCGTTTGTGATGCACCAATCTGTGCTGCTGTAAGATAGGTTCTTGAATAACCACCCGATCCGCCACCACCACCGGAAACAGAAGCAGTGGCAGCACCGGAACTTGATCCGCCGCCACCGCCACCTCCACCAACGCACTCCACCACCGCCGAGATCAGGTTTGGGTTTGGAGTATAAGTGCCAGAGGCAGTGAACTTCTGCACCGCGACTGAGGTAGCAACCGCCGTGATGGTACTGCCGCCGCCGCCGCTATTGGCTGTGAAGGTAAATAGAATTTCCCGATTATCGCTCGGCGCAACCGCGCCGCTGCCTTCCAATGCAATATTGATTTGAAACCAAGTGCTATTATCGACCGGCAGTGAT